CACCGAGTATTTAGTCGCAATGCTTCTAGTTCTAGAGCAATACCTGTTTCAACATTTCTTAAACAAGTTTGGAATGATCCTGCGACACCTATTCATTGGGGTGCAAATCAACCAGGTATGAAAGCTCGTATTGAATTAACTGGATTCAAGAAATGGTTTGCTCAGTTTATGTGGAAAACTTCAGGACGTATAGTATGTTCTTTAGTATGGATAACTAATAAAGTTAGTAGTCCACATAAACAAGTATTCAACCGCTTGCTAGAACCATGGCAATATATATCTGTTATAGTAACATCTACTGAATGGGATAATTTCTTTGAATTAAGAAATCATCCAGATGCCCAACCTGAAATACAAGAATTAGCGAGAGAAATGAAAAATGCAATGGACAATTCTACTCCTGCAGAACGGGTTTTTCACCTTCCTTATATTACTAATTCTGACTATATTGCTTTGGGACATGACAATACCACCGGAAGATTAATGGAAATATCTGCGGCAAGATGTGCAAGAGTATCATATTTTACTCATGATAAACAGATACCTTCAATAGAAAAAGATTTAAAACTATTTAATGATCTTGTTGGATCAATACCATTACATGCTTCTCCAACAGAACATCAAGCTTCCGCTGCAACAACTGATTCATTTAATAAGAATTTTAAAGGATGGATCCAACATAGAGTTACTGTAGAAGCTAACATATATAATAAAGGAAATAAATAATGTCGATAAGACTGTTAGAGAAAAAGTCTACATATACAATAGACTACCCAACTGCAATAGAATTCGCAAAACAACAAGCAGAAATATTTTGGTTACCGGATGAAATTGAAGTAGAAAAAGACTTGCATGATTTAAAGACTAATTTCACAGAAGCAGAATACCATGGTGTTATATCTACCTTGAAATTGTTTACCATTTATGAATTATCAGTTGGTAATGATTATTGGCAGAATTATGTAGGTAAAATATTCCAAAGACCTGATATTCAAAGAATGGCTACAACCTTTGCATTTATGGAAATTGGAGTGCATGCTCCATTCTATAATAAGATTAATGAAATTCTAGGTTTAGATACTGATGAATTTTATAATGATTATTTGAACGATGAAGTTTTAAAGAATAGAATGGAATGGATAGGGAAACGAGTAGAAAAAAGAGATTCTGTATATAATATTCTTAAGTCGATAGGTATCTTTTCAATGATTGAGGGTGCTATATTATACAGTTCATTTGCTTTTCTTAAACACTTCAATAATGTTGGCAAGAATAAACTTATAAACATTAATGCAGGTATTAACTTTTCTGCTATAGATGAAACACTACATAGTCAGGCAGGTGCATGGTTATTTAGGACTCTATTGAAAGAAGCACTTGACGTTGGAGCTATATCAGAAGAAGCATTATTAGAATTAAGAACTGAACTTGAAGATACTACAAAAGTTATTCTCGAGCATGAAACAATTATTATAGATAAGATATTTGAAAAAGGACATATTAAAGGTATTACAGAAAATCAATTAAAAAACTTTGTTGAATCAAGACTAGATACATGTCTTAAAAATCTAGGGTATAAAATGATATTTAAACCGTCATATAATCCTATAGCAGATTGGTTCTATCGTGATTTAGAATCAAGCACATTACACGATTTCTTTTCATCCACTGGCAATGATTATAATAGAGCATGGTCAGAAGGCAAATTCCAATGGTAACCGAGCAATTAAAAATGATAGAAGACGCACAAGTAAGATATTTAAGAATGGAACTAGCAAAGGCAACTGATCCTAAAAGAAGACAAGAATTAAAAGAACAACTGGATAAGTTAGATGAAGGTCTAGGCGAAATTAGTGAGAAACAAACTTTATTGGTGGAATGATGGTAAAATTTAAAAGTATATACGATGAATTAGGAGAAGAACGTAGACAACTCCAGTCTGAAGGCACATTACCTGAATGGGTAACAACACCCGCATATCAAATGTTAAAAGAGAATTATCTTTCAAAAGATTATCCAGATTTGAAATCTGTCTATACCCGCGTAGCTTCACATGCTGCAAGGTATACATCAAATCAAATATTATGGGAAAATAAGTTCTTTAATCTATTATGGAATGGTTACCTGGCGGCTTCTACTCCTGTATTATCTAATATGGGTACAGGAATTGGATGTCCAGTATCTTGTTCAGGTGGATTCCTTGAAGATTCTGTTTATTCATTTTACGGTGCTCAACAAGAAGCTGCAGTTCTATCAAAAAATGGATTTGGTACATCCGGTTATCTAGGAGCAATCAGACCTAGAGGTGCTAAGATTGCCGGCATTAAAGGTGCTGCTTCCGGTGTATTGCCGGTATTTAAAGACTTTGTGCAAATGTCAAGAGATATTAGTCAAGGTTCTCAAAGACGAGGTGCTTGGGCAGGTTATATTGAAATAGATCATAATGATTTTTATGAATTAGTTAACTATATTAATAAGAATCCAGATGATGCTAATATTGGTTGGAATATTTCAGATGCATTTATTGCTAGATTAGAAACAGGTGATAAAGATGCTATTGAGAGATACCAAAAAGCATTAAAGTTAAAGATGGTAACAGGTAAAGGATATTTTAATTTCATTGACAAAGTCAATAAACAAAATCCACAGATGTATAAGGATTTAGGGTTGACTGTAAAGGCGAGTAATCTTTGCTCGGAAATTCAATTGATGTCTGATGAAGACCATACCTTTTCTTGTGTGTTATCTTCAATGAATGCTAGTCTTTATGATCAATGGAAAGATACTGATGCAGTATTTGTTGCAACTGTATTCCTAGATTGTGTAAATCAAGACCTAATTGAGATTGGTACAAAAACACAAGGGATGGAAAAGGTAGTTCGTTTTGCTAAGAAAAGTAGAGCACTTGGTTTGGGTATGTTAGGATTCCATACTTACCTTCAGGATCATATGATTGCATTTGAATCAATGGATGCTTATTACAAGAATACTGAAATCTTTAAACATCTTCACGATGAAACATTAAGAGCAAGTCAATGGATGGCAAAAGAATGGGGAGAACCATTCTGGTGTAAAGGTTATGGTGTTAGAAATACACATAGAATTGCTATTGCACCTAATCTAAGTTCAGCATTGATATGTGGTTCTGTTAGTCAAGGCATTGAACCAATCTATAAGAATGCATATGTACAAAATACATCGGCAGGTAAAATGGAAAGAGTCAATCCATCTTTATTAAAAGTAATGAAAGATAAAGATGTATATTCACAAGATACTATAAAAGATATTATTAGTCATAATGGTTCAGTACAACATGTTGAATGGTTGAATGAAGATGAGAAATCAGTATTTAAAACTGCATTTGAAATTGACCAAAAACAAATTATTCGTTTAGCTTCAGGTAGACAAAGATATATAGATCAAGCACAATCTATTAATTTGTTCTTTAGTGCTGATGAAAATGAAGAATATATTTCTGAAGTACATAAACTGGCATTTCTTGATCCATATATAAAGAGTCTATACTATATACGTAGTGAATCAGGAGTAAATGTTAGTAAAGGTGAATGTACTAGTTGTCATGGATAAATAAAGTTTTACAAATTGTAAATTGGTTTACCATATTGTAAACCAATTAAATTAAATTAAATAAGGATAGAAATGGCAACATCAAAAACATTTGAATGTAAATCATGTGAAACTGAAGGCAAAATAGTGATTATATCTAAAGATATAAGTTTAGAAGAAATTGTATATTGTCCAGTATGTGGAGCAGATATATTAGAAGACGACACGGATGACTATTATTAATGACTTGGTATTACAAGGATGTTGAGATAACTGAGTTACCTGATAATTGTATAGGTTTTGTATATTTAATAACTTGTATACCTTCAGGTCGTAAATATATAGGCAAGAAATCCGCTAAGTTTTCAAAAACAAAAACAAAAACTATTACTTTAAAGACCGGCGAAAAGAAAAAGAAGAAGATTAAATCAAAGGTAGATTCAGATTGGCTAGATTATTATGGATCTAGTATTGAACTATCTTTGGATGTATCTACATTAGGTCAAGATAAATTCAAACGCGAAATAATATATTTCTGCTCATCAAAAGCTGCATGTTCTTATTTAGAAGCAAAGGAACAAATTCTTCGCAATGTATTAGAATCAAATGATTATTATAATAATAATATAATGATTCGTGTGCATGGTAATCATATACGAGATAAAGTCCTTATTATTTCTCCCTAGGAAACAGTCTATTTCCTTATTGGTTAAAAATAAACGTTTACAATAATGTAAACTAATATATAATAGACTCATAAATTAAATAAATGAGGAAATTATATATTATGAAATACAGAGTAGATATTCAATTAAAACCAAAAGGAACATTTTCAGTACTAGATATTATCGCAGGTAATAAAGCAAAAGCAATTGCTTTAGCAATGGAAAATGTTATAGATTGTGGTTATACACTTTCTGATTTTAAGAAAGTTAATGTGAAAGAGGTTAAATAACTATGTTAGAATTTGTGCAGTATTTTGTTGTAATTGCGTGTGTAATGGGTTTAGCAACATTAACGCTAGTCGATATTTGCGATTGGTTTTCAAATAGATTAGAGAGGTTCAAAAAATGAGAAGTCCAGTAGCAAAAGCATTAAGAACTCCAAGGTTCAAGATGCAAATTGTGAAATCCAAAAAACTTTATAGTAGAAAAGGTGTAAAAATATCATGAAATTAACAGCGACATTAGTATTGGTTTTAATAGTATTATTATCAATTGCACCTATATCATTAATATGGGCATTGAATACCTTGTTTCCAAGTTTAGCAATAGAATCATCACTTGAAAATTACCTTGCAGCATTGGTACTAATTTTAATTTTTAAACAATCAACAACATCAGGAAAATAATATGACATTAGTAGTGAGCAATCCGGTCGACAAGAAAAAAATCAAAGATGCTTTATTTGAGATTAGCAATTCCTTTACTAGAATTGACGCTGAAAAGGAACTCATTAAAGATATAGTTGAAGATTTGGCTGATAAATTTGAGTTACCTAAGAAACATATCAACAAAATTGCAAGAGCATATCATAAGCAAAACTATAATGAGCAAGTAACTGACTCTGAAGAATTTCAACATCTTTATGAGTCTTTACTTGAGACCGAATGATCTCTAATGTATTGATTCTATTTAATAAAATAAAAATAATCAGTTAGGCGCACACTTTTTTATTTTAAGGGTGATAGGATTAGCATAAAGTGAAAAAAGCCCACTTTTTAATAAAAAAAGTATAATATAATCAATTACTTAAAAGTGCACTTTTTTACACTTGGTAACTATTTACTTTTTTCAGCTTTTGATATATAATGGTACTTTGAAATTGGAGCAATTATGAGTATAACAACCAAAAAAATAGACAAATCAGACTCTTTTGTTGAGAGTAAAAAAGCAAAAGCTGAAAAAAGACGGGACAAGGTTCGTAGTATTGAAGCTAAATTTAAAGGTGGAGATGAGCCTTCTACAGATCCTTTCAATTATAAAATGTCACTGGTTCATGTAACTAATTGGTATAATCTTAATATAGACTTTAAGCAAGCTAGAACATATATTCATGAATATCTTATCTCAACTGAAAGAAAGAAATTAGTCCCTACTATTAATAAAGCTTCTGATTCGGAAATAAGATCTCTCGGTGTTTTATGTCGTTTAAAACTTAGAGAAGAATATCTCGAAGATGTACATTCAAATTATATTGAAGATACAATTAAAAGGTTGATTGAGATTTACAGTTTAGTTAAAGAACCAGACATTTTAGTTACTACTAAAGTAGAACCTAAGATTAAAGTAGATAAAACCCATGAATTAGCAATTCAGTATTCTGAAGATATTGAAGGTGCTATCGATGATTTTGTCAAAAATAAAAAATCTGATTTTGATATTACAAGTTATTTAAAAGCTCGTGAAATCACCGGTCCTGTAGCTAAAGATATAGGTTCATATTATAATGAACTATTAAAAGAACTTGAAGAAGTAGAGACTGATTTAGATCTTCAAGAAGGATATAGCAATTTCACAAAAGCTCAATTAAAGAAGTTTATTACATTTGTTTCTTCTATAGTTAATGGATGCAATCAACGTATAGTTTCAGCAAAGGTATCTAAACCTAGAGTTAAGAAACCTATACCTCTAAATAAAATTATTGCAAAGGTTAAGTATCTTAAAGAGTTTGGTGATCTTAAACTAAAATCTATTTCACCTACATCCTTAGTTGATAGTAATGAAATATGGACTTATAATACTAAGTACAGAAAACTTGCGGTATACAAAGCAGTTAAAGATACTAAATTGACTATTAAAGGTACAGCAATTCTTGGTTTTGATATAACTGAATCTATACAAATTATGCTTAGGAAACCGGAGGAATTCTTTAATAATACTGCAATAGCAAAGAAAACTTTAAGTGCTGGTGTAAAAACAGTTAATGCAAAAACAGTAACACCAAATGGCAGGTTGAATGAAGACACAATATTATTGGGAGCATTCTGATGATTATATTAGATTATTCGCAGATAGCAATGTCTGTTATAACAAACAGTGAATTCAAACCATTATTGGTTAGTGGTGATGAAACCCAAGTTAAGAATATTGTAAGACATGCTATATTGAATACTATATTATCTTATAAAAATAAGTATAGTAAAGAATATGGCCAAGTTGTAATAGCAGCAGATGGTAGAAACTATTGGCGTAAAGAAGTATTTCCTTACTATAAAGGAGATAGAAAGAAAAGTCGTGAAAAGTCTGACTTGAACTGGAAACTAATATTTGATTGTATGACTAGTATCCGTGAGGATATTAAAGAATATTTTCCATACAAAGTTATGCATATTGATAGAGCAGAAGCAGATGATATAATTGCAATACTATCTGAATGGTCTCAAACAAATGAACTAGCATCTACAGGTTTATTTGAGGAACCACAGAAAATAATGATTATTAGTTCTGATCATGACTTTTTACAATTACAGAAATGGGATAACATTTATCAGTTTTCTCCTATAATTAAAAAGCAGTTAAAGATGTCAAAGCGAGATCTTTATGAAAAGTATATCACCCATATTGTAAAGGCTTCTGATGACGGTATACCAAATATACTAAGTGATGATTCTGCCATAGTCACAGAAGGTGTAAGACAAACCCCAGTTTCAGCAAAACGTCTTGCAGAATTTATCGAATTAGGAAAAGCGGCATGCAAAAATGATACTGAGATAAGAAACTGGGATAGAAATGAACAATTGATATCATTTGAAAAGATTCCTGTTGATATAAGAGAAACTATTATCGATGAATATATAAACTGTAAACCCAAAATGGATCGAATGCGAATAATGAATTATCTTATCCAAAATAGATGCAAATTACTATTAGACAAAATTGAGGAATTTTAGTGAGTAAATATTTAACAGAAATATTAGATGAAATTAATACTGATGCTTCAGCATTAATGAAATATAGAGAAAATGGGGCGTTAAGATTATTGTTTGAATATGCGTATGACCCAGCAAAACGGATGGTATTACCTGAAGGATCTCCGCCTTATAAGGAAGATGTGGCTCCAATTGGTATGACTCCAGGCAATTTAATGATGGAAGTAAAAAAGTTATACATATTTTGTAGAACGGATTTAACAGCATTACGTAGAGAGTCTATTTTTGTCCAATTATTAGAAGGACTACATCCTACAGAAGCAAAGTTAATTCTTGCAGTAAAGGATCAAGATCTAACTCCATTATATAAAAATCTAAGTCATAAATTTGCATTTGATAATGGTTTAGTTTCTATAGCGCCTGTAGAAAAGGTGAAAAAAGAAAGAAAAAAGTCGGTGAAGACTGGTCAGGTAGACTCGCCAGAAACCGAATAAAAGATAAAAAAAGTGAAAATAAATGTATACATTTCCTGAGAACGTGTTATAATAAACTCATACATTAATTAACTAAGGAAAACTATATTATGAGAACACAAAATTATGTAATGACATTAGATCCTAAATCTACCGTTGAAATGGCTCAATTAGCTTCTATTAGAGCCACAGTTAAAACTCTTAATAAGATTAATAAACAATCTTTTAGAGTATCTGTTAAAGGTAGATTAGGAAAGAATAATCCAGCGGCTGTTAAATATAAAAATATGGGTATTGTTACTATAGCTTTAGCAGATGCTGTTCGTTGTGATATCTATATTCATAGAAGATCATAATAAATTTTATAAATGCTCCCTAAGCATAAGTGGAGATGCAGTTGACTTGTAATCATCATAAATCGGTTCGATTCCGGTAGGGAGCTCCAAATTATCACTATCTTCTAATGGTAGGATCCTGTACTAAAGATACGGGGAAAGGGTGTTCAACTCACTCTAGTGATAACTTCAATGCCGAAAGAAGTAGTGCTGCGGATTCGCAGTACAAGACGGCACTTTTAATAAAACACATTAATCGAGTTTATATAAATTCGCTTACTCGTTAAGAATAGAGGCGACTAAAACTATTCTATAGTGTGTTTTATTAAAAGTATTTGGGTTGATTGTATCAATTAACCTTTGCACACTTTAAGGTCACAGTGGACGATGTGTGTTGAAATACTTTAAAATAAGTGAAAATAAACGTTTACATTATCAGAAAAAGTGTTATAATAGACTCATAAATTAAATAAATGAGGAAATAAAATGATTAATGCTCCTGTTATAATGTACAAAATGCTTAGAGTTAAATTTAATGATAAGACTTATCGATTGACTGATAATGGTTATACTGGCATTTCTTTTGAAGTATATGATGATTATTCAGGTTGGTCTTCTTTGGATCAAGAAGAGCTTGAAGCTGAGTTTAATAATGAAGAAAGATATGCTATGGAAATGTTGTTTGACAAATAATAAACGTATACTTTTAGTAATAAGTAGTTTATAATAACTCATAAATTAAATAAATAAGGAATATTATATTATGAAAGAATATGAAATAAACTTTGATGTATGGAATATCCTTTGGGGTAAACATGAAAATAAATATGATTTTTTTGTTGCTAGTTCTCCTGAAATAGCTTGTAATAAGGCTTATTGGAAATATGGAGATTTAATCGACATATTAAATGTTTCTATTTTTGAATAATTTATAAATTAAAGAATTAATCGGAGTAATTACCCGAAAAGTAAGCACTGCCAATAGTAGAAGGCGAATCTACTGGAACAACGGTGGGGTAAGAGTCCCTAATTACGCTCCTAATTTTAGAAAAACATATTTGACGGTTATTCTAGTGCAACTCAACGGCATGGGGATAATTGGTGGTGCTGACACACTGCGAAAAGTTTATTTGTCAGAATAAATGAATATTAAGTATGTTTTTTAAAATTTTAATAATGCCACTCTAGTATAATGATAATACAATTGACTTGTAATCTCTAGATCGCAGTTTGATTCTGCGGAGTGGCTCCAATTTTGCTAACGCCCCAGACGTAAGGTTTCTAGAACCAAGAAGTCAAGAAAATTAAAGCAGCAGTTGGGTTCGCTGCGGCAAAAACATATAGGACCGATAGCATAATGGTTAATGCTCCATCCTCATAAGATGTAAGATAGGAGTTCAAATCTCTTTCGGTTCACCAGTTTAACGGAATGTAGCTCAGCTTGATAGAGCGGTGCGTTTGGGGCGCACAGGTCCAAGGTTTGAATCCTTGTATTCCGACCAATTGATGTACCA